TTATTTGTTTTCGGAATTACATTCCGGCAAACCGGTAATACTGGTTAGCAGTGATAATATTCCGGCCAGCATGGATGTGGAAATTACTAATTTCGTGTCTATCTGCCCAAGTACAGTTACGGTTCCAATTGTTGCTATGGCGGTCTGCGCGACAGTCTTTATTGCCCTAATACCGGCACATTTAGCCCATTTTTTCCAATCTTTTGCTTTCATGTTACCATCCTTTCTTTTCAGGGGTGATTAAGCCGTTTATCATTAGAGCGATTCGATTATTATCCATACAGTTCAGCAATTCGTGATACGCCTACGTAAATTTCGGAAATTTTATACCATGTAGTATAATCGACTGTTCCGGTCTGTGGCAGTCCGAATACTTTCTGGAATGTACGGACTGATTCTGCAGTTGCAGGTCCGTAAATCCCGTCAGCAGTAATTTTCGGAATAGCAGGATAAGCACCTGCTATGACATTTAATTGTTCCTGCATCTGCAAAACTTTATTGCCGGAAGAACCAATTTCCAGAGTATAGCCAGGCCAGGAGGATGGGATGCCGGAGATGGCTTCGGCGGTGTTAATGTACATGTCGTCACCGTAGTAGTAACGGAGAATTTCGATAGGGGAATAGCCCTGGTCGCCTAAGAATTTGGATCCCCATTGGGTCAACCAAATTGTCATAACCTATAAAGTACCCGCAAACCTTTGATTTTACTTGGCTTGCGGGTATTTTACCTGTATAAGAAAAAGTAGATTTTGAGAGAATCGTTCTTGCGATCGTAGATAATCTTGTCGATGATCTGCTTCAGGGCTTCGTTCTTTTGCACGTATGTATAATTGTTGGAGATGAGAATATCATACACACTCCGGACCTTCTGTAGCATGGCATCCGCTGGATCCTGATCAGATTTACGAGCTGTCTTTTTCAATTCCTTTAATTGTTGTTCTAAGGATTCACGTTCTTTCTGAATGATAGCTTTATTCGCTTTATATTCTTCCAGTGTATCAATCCCTTCCCGGTAGGAGGCTTTTATTCGTTCCTCTTTGCCGGTTAAACTTTCCAATTGTTCTGTTATAGCCTTGCGCTCATCAAACTGCTCTGTCGGCTGATATTCACGTAATTCATAGACAATATCTTTGGTATCCAATATTTCTTTGATACTGGCCAGAACTTCCTTCTCAAGGACCAGTGAGCTGATGCCGTTCGGTTTTTTACATTTTCCTTTACTGTATCCATAGCAGGAGAAGTAAGAATATTTTTCCCCATTGACTCGTTTCATAGTGGTTGAGGTTAAGGTGCGTCCGCAATCCGGGCATTTCAGCAGTCCGGAGAGCCAGTGCTTATAAGTTGAAGAGGGGCGTTTGCCGACCGGCTTGTAGGTGGCTTTAAATCGTTCCTGTGCCGATTCAAACAATTCCTTTGATATAATAGCCGGCTGTTGCCCTTCTGTAACAATCCATTCGTCCTTATCTTTGATACGATTGGTGCTGTTCTCTGTCCGGTTCCACCGGATCATGCCACAATAGGAAGGATTCTGGATGATGTATTCGACAGATCTTCGCTCAAATGGCTTTCCGTGCGAAGTCTTGAGTCCTAAAGAATTTAGGTATCTGGCGATATCAAAGAAGCTCATGCCTTCATTTGTGTATTTTTCGAATATAGTCCGAACAATCTTTGCTTCTTCCGGAACAATCACCGGCGGCTTGCCATGCTCCACAACCTTGTAGCCAAGCGGCGGACGTGCCTGGTATGCTCCGCGGAGTGCATTTTCTTTCATACCTCGATACACTTCGCCAGATAACCGGATAGAGTAGTATTCGTCCATCCATTCGATGATACGCTCGATCAGGCTGCCAAATGGATCATCGGAGAGTGGTTCAGATACACTCACGACATCTACATTGTGTTGTTTCTTTAGCAGAGACTTGTAAACAATGCTTTCTTCCTGATTCCGGGCGAACCTGGAAAACTTCCATACCAGGATCTGATCAACCGGATGATCATCACCTTTGGCCAGTCCGATCATCTCCTGGAAGCCGGGACGTTTGTTGGCTTTTCTTCCGGAGATACCTAGGTCCGTGAAGATCTTCAGGATTACAATATTGTTCTTGGCTGCATAGTCCCGGAGGAGGTGCTCCTGGGAGTCCGGGGAAATTTCTTCTTGATCGTGAGTGGATACCCGGATGTAGCCGTATGCATATTTTACTCTCATTGTATCACCTTCCAGTAATTATATGTGCGATGTCGCACAAAAATGGGTACAAAAATAACACCTATGCAGGTGCCGGGGAAATGTGATATAATACTCTTGTTCACGGAATGTTATATCGTGCCTTGGCACTGTATAGTATTCAATAGATCCGCCTCTGTTGTCAGCAGGGGCGTTTCTTTTTTTATTTCAGCAGATCTGCAATACAAATCTTAAGATCACCATAAATCGTAACAGTAACTTCATCGTCAAAGGAATATTGAGTAGAATCCTCTGTTCCTTCGAAAGAGTACACCTGTATGGTCTGTTTCAGCGGATTTACGATCCAGTATTCACGAACACCGGCAGTGCGGTATTTGAACAGCTTTGTCAGGTAATCCATGCGCTGACTGCTCGGTGAGACAATTTCGATGATAAAATCGGGAGCACCGTTGCATCCTTTGTCATTGATCTTTGATGGATCACAAATTACAGAGATGTCAGGCTCCACGTAATTGTAATCATCCTGATTCAAGAAAACTGCAAACGGAGCAGGTAGAACCTCGCAAGGACCGCCCTTTGATTTGATGTAATTCCTCAATGTGGAAGAAAGTTCCATTACAAGTCGTTGGTGCTGGTAGCTTGGCGGTGCCATATCATAGATCTGTCCGTCAATGAGTTCTGCACGTTTTCCTTCCGGAAGAGCATAGATATCTTCGATGGTATAATGGTCATCTTTTAATAATGGCATGTGATCACGTCCTTTCGTAGAGTATAGTTATTTTTAATGATTTTTCTTATTGTTGCATACAGAAATATCGGATATAATACAGAAAAGGAGGTAGTGCTATGAAAAAACAATTTCTTAAAATTATAGATTTTTTGATCTTTATTTTTTCTTTTTTACTTCTTTTAAGTACTTACTTTAAATTACTATCGATTACTTTTTCTAATAATGAAGATAATTTTATTGTGTTGCTTTGGATAGTGGGCATTTGTCTTGCAAGTAAATTTACTCGTCCTCTATATCAGGAGATTCTTGCACTTCGGTTGCCAGTGGAACGTTGGCTGCAGATGCATCATCTAAAATGATTGGTTCAACTTCCAGAGTAGTACAACCAGTAAGTAACGCATCAACAGGATTTTTTAAAGATTCTGGATTTATTCCGGAATCTTTAATTTTTTGCAAAAGATCAGCTTTCTTTTCAAGCACCTCTAATTCAGCTTTTTCAGCTTCTGCATGTTTGATACGGTAATCATCTTTAGCCGAAAAAATGCTTTTTACAATATCAATTGCTCCAGGTACTTTAAATGAGAGAGCGCTGCCGCCGCCTAAGAATACAAGTATAGCAAAAATGAATTGCCAGTTATCTACTAAAAGATTTTTTACATTAACAAGAGAGAATACAATATCTCCAGGAGAATTTAAAGATACTTGAGTCGATATGCATTCCTCTGAAGCAATAGAAGTCAATAATTCGGTAGTTCCGTATAGAACGTTATTGATTGAGCGTGGACCGATAGGTGTTTGCTTTCGAACATTAAGAACGAAAGACATATCATTGCCAAACATATAATAATTATACAAAGCATTGAGTATTTGCTTTGAGTAAGAATCTAAATTTGAAATACCATGATAATTAGAGATTGCTCTACATAACGAATAGTTTAGTTCTTCATTTTTCACTGTTCGAAGCAGAGTCATGTGTCTGCGCTTCTTATAAGGGCAGGAAACATCGTTTATATCAACATCGTGATTATCAATACGATATATAACGTTCTGCTCAAGTTCTAGAGTTTTTGAATCATCTTCATAGTATTCACCAGCAAGTGCAAAAGTAATATAGCTACTTTTAGCACTTGGGATTACGAGAATATCATTAGTCTTGATTTCGTAAATAAAAGAATGACATTTATTAATAACGGTTGAAGGGCGATGAATTTCTTTAAATGTCATTAGTATATCATCTTTTAATGAATCTTTATTTGATTCCGAAAAATCTGTTTCTTGCGAAATGTTATTCCAAGCCAAGGCAACAAAACGCTTTGAAAGAAATTCATTATAAAAATAGCCTTTTTTGGTGCGAATCATCCAAAAATGTGTGGTGGGTGGAATGATCGGAACGCTAAAATTTTCAATTGCGTCAAGCAACGCCAATTGATCTGTATAGGTCATACTTTATCTCTCCTTGCAACTTATTTATGATTTCCCTGGTGTTTGGTAGACACCGGGGAATTTTTATTCGTTATTTTTCTTGATTGTCTTTTCGCTTTTTGACAAGTGCTATTATTGCTAAAATTACGCAAATCAAACACCAACCAGCCCATACGTTTAAATCTGCATAGCTTCCGGCAAGGGCAAATCCAAGTAAAGCACCTATTCCGTATAATACAATAATAGCGATGTTTCCACCTTTACCTCCATTGCGTGTTGCAATAGAAACGATTCCTCCGGCAAGGAGTAGGATTGCTACGACAATTCCAGCGGATCCACCAGCTTCTCCATTTGCTTCAAGTGTGTTACTGATTCCAGCAGCACATGACTGGAAACTGACAAAAACAAATAAAATGATTGACAGTATTCCTGATACGAGTTTCCATGTTTTCATAAGTTTTCCTTCTTTCTTATATGATTTTTTCAGAATGTATTTATTCAATCAGATATCTCCGCCATATAAATACTTTCGTATCAAGAGGGCAGTGTATTTATGGTTAGAGATACTGGATGAATTACATATATCTCTTTACAACTTCTATTAAACGGTTTTTGTATTTGTACAAATCGTTTAAAGAGTCGATATAAATACGCTCGAATTTTTTATTAGCATCCGGGATGAGAAGTTGTTTATTTCTTGCATCAAGATTGAGGCGACAAATCGGTTTTCTATTATTGTCTTTATATAGAATTCCAAAATAACTTTCGGTATCACGGTGAACTATATCTTCAACGGGTACGATACCAGCAAGAAGTCCGCGAATAATGTAGAAACTTTCAATTTCATCTTCCGTTGTAACAATCTTTGATGCGGGTTCTTTGATCTCTGGTTCTGATTCTTCATCTTTATCATAATCGTCAGCTAATGCAGAAGAAATTTTACTATTTACTATTTCATTTACAAAAGAAGAGAAAGCTCGTTTTACCACAGGCGTAAATTTTTCAATTATTCTCTGATTCTTTTGACCATCGTATATATCCGCTAAAATAAATCGAACAAAGTCTTCTGTCGGAGATTCAAACTGTTTTGTTAAGATGTTTTTTATTTGACTGCTATATTTAAGCTCTTCGGCAGTACTAAATATTTTGTCCTTATCAAAATTATCTTTACAAAATTTTTTTAATTCATTGATGGAAGAATCTTTTAAATTTGCCATGTCTATTTCTAGAAATGGCACAAGATCCATTTTGTTTGATTCTTCTAAATCTGTATAAAAACGATATATTATGCCATTTGTAAGAATGCCAAATTTAGCAGGAGATGTCCCGAAATATCTAAAAAGTTGAGACGAATGTTTGTCGAGTTGCTCTGAGCAACTTTTGCATTCGACTAAAATATTCGGCTGTCCATTTTCAAGGATTGCATAATCAACCTTTTCGCCTTTTTTAATTCCTACATCAGCAATATACTCTGGGCAAAATTCATTTGGATTGAAAACATCATACCCAAGAAGTTGAAATAAAGGCACTACAAGAGACATTTTTGTGGATTCTTCTGTAGTGATGGTGTCTTTTAAAGACAGTATCCTTTCTGAAAATTGTTTAATTACATCATTGAACTCCATACATTTTCCTCTCTTTCATATTTTATAAATCATCACCATATAGATAGTGGTGTTCAGCTCTTTGGAACATATCGCAATGTTCCTGAATAAATTCAACACGTTTCTGATCACGAGCAATCAGCTTCTTTAATCGTCTTCGTTCCGCTTGCAATTGCTTGATGCGATCAAGATAGATTTGAGCCGGTTCTGGATCTTTGTGTGGATGATGAGCATAGTATTCAATTTCTTGTACATTACCTTTTAAAAAGTCATCATTTGTTATATGACTCATGGCATGCTCATATGCCTTAAGCTGAGATTCATAATTCAATCCGGCATTGATCAGTATCGTGTAGCTTCCGTCTTCGTTCGGAACAACCATTTCATTTCCTTTTTTACTAGGAAAGTCCATAAGAACGACATTAACATCCGGTGTCGTCAATATCACCACGTTCCTTTCGTTTAAGCGCGAGAGCCATGCTATGCAGAGCTTTTAAGTCGTCCGGATCCATATCTTTCTGGACATCGAACAGCGCTTTCAGTTCTTTGTTTTCAAATATCTCTTGTGCTACCTGCGCAGTTTCATCATTTAAATAATACTTTTCTGTATCTGATTCATTTCCTGTCATTAAATAGTCGACAGATACATTGAAGTAATCAGCAATTTTCTTTATTTTCGTAGCATTAGGTGTACTGTTTCCTAATTTACTGATATACCCCTTTCCGAATCCAAGAGTTTCTTCGAGCTTGTTCATTGATATTCCATAGTCTTTGCACAAGCTTTTAATACGTTCTTTCATATTTTTGGGCCCTTTCTGAAAAAATCGCAAAAACTTCTTGACATTCTGAATATATCGCGTATAATAAAATTACAAGTTCTGAAAAAATCGCAAAAAATAATCAGAATGGCAAATATGCTATTTATTTGTTTGTGGTAATTCAAATTATAGGATATTTTCAGAAGTTAGTCAATAATATTTAGTGATTTTTTCAGAACTTATATTGAAAAAGGAGGGGTAAATTTGATTTACGAAAATATTTGTAAACTTGCAAAAGAACGTGGGATTTCGATTAACAAGTTAGAGGAAAAAGCAAATGTATCGACGGGCAGTATTTGCAAATGGGGAAATAGTGTGAGTCCAACAGTTAAAAACATTAAGAAAGTAGCCGATATTCTGAAATGTACTGTGGATGAATTGATTTCAGCAACAGATGAAACAGGTTCAGAAGAAGGGAGGGAATAAAGTGGTTGAAAGCGTATCCGTTTTATTAGTATCAATAGCCGCAGTGTTAACGGCTATCGATCAAATATCTATAGTTCTTACAACAAAGAAATTATGGAGGCAACAGCAGCAATTGCAGCAACAATTAGAGATGCTACAGAAAGAACTGTCTGAATTATAAATCGCTTTGAATTTATAGCAGATTCCTTTTCAGATGCTTCTTGCATTTGCAAAAGAGTATCGTGGGTTTCCCTTAAAAGGGCATCACGTTCACTTTGTTTGTTGATTTCGTCAACCATTAGTTGGGCGTGCCAATTAGGATCCATACAATGTATCTCCTTTCATAAATACTCAGCATGGCAGTGCTTGTATTTAGAGTATAGGAGAGATTGAAGAAAGATGCAATAAAAGAGAGGAGAAGAGCATGAATAGAGATTTACACCAGTTGGAAGTTAAAGATGGTCATATATTTTTGGATGGAATGATGTTAAAAGGCATCACCGATTTTAATCTTGTGCACGAAGAGGGAAGGATGTTTCCAGAGCTGACTTTAAAGATGGATGTGCGTACACTTCCAAGATCAACAACAAAAAATACGGATGGAAGAGAAGGTGAATCATCAAAAGAAGTATTAGAAAAAACGAGAAAAAAGAAACGCTTATGTCCGGCATGCTTTGTGGGACTTCCAGAAAAAGCAAATTACTGTCCGGCGTGCGGAAAGTGTATGAAGTATCCTGTAGAATTACCAGGAATTATTGGTAGAAAGATTTCACCGTACATACGAGCAGTTGCAATAGCCGATCGTGCGATTCATATTGAAGATTAAGATGCAACAAGTACAAACAGTGATACATAACCTATAAAGAGGTGATGCAGTTTTGAAACATATAAACATCGTAATCATCGATGGAGTAGAGAGAGACATGGCTACATTATCTGCAGAGGAACGAGAAAAAATCGTGAATGAACTGAATCGTGTAGCTGTTGGATATCTGGGATACCAGAAAGAGAAAACCGCTTAGGCGGTAGAAAGGAGTGGACAAGCAGTATGAACTTAAAACCAGAAACACCACTGATTAAAAAGCTTGAGATCAAGCGTCTGGAAGACGAATGCGAAAATTTAAGACTGTGGCGTTGGAAATTAACTATTACGATAGAGCTAATACTGATCACGGTATTAGGAGCGTGTGTGGTCAACTTTTATGCAATCAGGTGAAAGGGGTGAGGACATTGCAAGGAGAAATCAAAGAAGAGCACCCGTATAAGCCGGCAAGCTTTGGGCGCTCAGAAAATTAGTCAACTATATTATATGAGAAGAAAGGAAATTAGTCAAATGATTAAAGCAACATCACAGTCCGTTTGCAGCGGAATAACGGGATGTCAGGTAGAAATACTGGGATCCGGAGCAGAGTTATTAAGGGAATATAGAGGCGTTACGGCGGCAATATATAGATCACTTCGTGGACATATGCCAGAAGAACTGGCAAAAGAAGTTCTGGTAAGTATTACAAAGGAAGCCATTAAACAGGCGGAGGAGAAAAGATGAAGACGCTGAAAATTACAACGGATAATAAGATCTCTATCGTCGATGTAGATTTTAAGGATTTCAGATCTATTCAGCAGGCAGTCGGCGGATATTTTGAGACTGTGAAGACAAGAAAGATGTGGGACTACTTCAAAGCTCCGGTGATTATGCTGGTTGATGAGGAAGGGTTAATCAAAGGACTTTCTTGCAATGCAGTGGCTTCTGTATTCTATGGAATCGAAGAGCATGGTTGTATGATTGCCGGCGATGTGATCTTCGGGTTAGTTCTGGGAGAAGATATTATCGGATTTGGCAATCGGGATGCGGAACAGTGGATGGAAAAGATGTTAAAAGATTTTCCTATATTGAAAAGAGGAGATGAATAGAGATGGCAGATAGTATCAAGATTAATAAGTTGGAAATTGAAAATGTGAAGAGAATCAAAGCCGTAAAGATTGAACCGACAAAGAACGGATTAACGATCGTCGGTGGGAATAACAATCAGGGAAAGACCTCTGTATTGGATTCTATTGCCTGGGCGCTTGGAGGAGATAGATACAAGCCTTCCAATGCAACCAGAGACGGATCAACGATACCGCCAAATTTACATATTGTTATGAGCAATGGTTTGGTTGTAGAGCGCAAAGGAAAGAACAGCAGCTTAAAGGTAACAGATCCGAACGGAAACAAAGGCGGACAGCAGCTGCTTAATGATTTCGTGGAACAATTTGCGCTGGATCTTCCGAAGTTTATGGAATCCTCCGGAAAAGAAAAAGCGCAGACATTATTAAAAATTATTGGTGTGGGTGATCAGCTGACAGCTTTAGAGCAACAGGAAAAAGAACTTTACAATGAAAGATTGTATGTAGGACGTACAGCTGATCAGAAAGTAAAGTTTGCAAAAGAACAGCCGTATTATCCGGATGCTCCGAAAGATCTGGTGTCTCCATCAGATCTGATTAAACAGCAGCAGGAGATTCTTGCAAGAAACGGTAAAAATGAGGAATACCGCCGGAATGCAGTGAATATGAAAGCGGAATACGATTCCCTGAATATGGAGATTGAGAATCTCAGAAAGATGCTTCAGGAGAAGATGGAACGGCATGAGGCATTATCAGAAGCCTTGGAAGCAGCCAATAAAACGGTAAGTGAGATCCATGATGAATCAACAGCAGAGCTGGAAGCAAGCATCGCCAATATCGAAGAAATCAATCGTAAAGTCAGAGCGAATCTGGATAAGGATAAGGCAGAGGAAGATGCCAGGGCTTATCAGGACCAGTACAATGAACTGACAAAGAAGATTGAAGGTGTGAGAGATCAGAAGACAGAACTTTTGAATGCTGCAGATCTTCCATTACCGGAATTGTCCGTAAAGGAAGGTGAGCTTATATATAAAGGCCAGCAGTGGGATAACATGTCCGGATCTGACAGACTTAAAGTTTCCACTGCAATTGTCCGGAAACTGAATCCGAAATGTGGATTCGTGTTATTGGACAAACTGGAACAGATGGATTTAGTAACATTGAATGAATTTGGACAGTGGCTGGAACAGGAAGGCTTACAGGCAATTGCTACAAGAGTCAGCACTGGAGATGAATGCAGCATCATTATTGAAGATGGTTATGTAGTCAAAGATCTGGAAGCCGGTAAAGCAGAAGCTCCGGCAGCTCCAACATGGAAAGCAGGTGTATTTTAATGGAAATTACGAGAGGAAAAATCCAGAAAGCAAAAAAAGTTGTGATCTATGGTCCTGAAGGTATTGGTAAATCAACATTCGCAGCAAGATTTCCGGGAGCAGTGTTTATTGATACAGAAGGAAGTACTAACGATATGGATGTGGCAAGACTGCCACGTCCTACCAGTTGGAACATGCTTTTTGATGAAATCGAATATATCAAGACGCATACAGATGAGTGCAGAACGTTGGTAATCGATACCGTTGACTGGGCAGAATTGCTTTGCGTGGAACATATTTGTGCTGTTCATAACAAGAAAGGAATTGAAGATTTCGGCTATGGCAATGGATATGTCTACACAAAAGAAGAGTTCGGACGGTTCTTAAATAAGCTATCGGATTTGATTGAGGTTGGCATCAATGTGGTCCTAACAGCTCATGCACAGCTTCGGAAATTCGAACAGCCGGATGAACTTGGAGCTTATGACCGTTGGGAATTAAAGCTTGGAAAAAAGACACAGTCCCAGACTTCTCCACTGGTTAAGGAATGGGCGGATATGCTGCTTTTTGCAAATTACAAGACATTTTCTGTAGCGGTAGGGAAAGACGGTAAGAAACATAAAGGACAGGGCGGTAAGCGTACCATGTACACCCAGCATCATCCGTGCTGGGATGCAAAGAACCGTTTCGGATTACCAGAAGAATGTGAATTTGATTATTCTGTGATTGCAGAGATTATCGAAGGAACAAAGAAATCTGTGCCGGCTCCTAAAGAAGAAAAGTCGATTGAAATTCAGAAACCACCAGTAAAAGATAATGATTTTATGAATATTCCAAAGGATACAGATGAAAAAGTTGATTTCGATACGGGCGCCAAGGTTGAAGAACCGGTTAAATCAACGGGAAAGAAAGTGGAAGATTCCGTATTCCACATTGCAGATTATATTCCAAAAGCATTAAGAGATCTGATGTATCCAAACTTAGTTTCAGAAGAAGAACTTATGGAAGCAGTATATCAGAGGGGCTTCTTCCCGAAAGGAACGCCTTTTCAGAATCTGCCACAGGAATTTGTTGACGGCTGCTTGATTGGAGCATGGCCACAGGTATTAGATGTGATCAAAACAATGCGGAGTCATTACGATATTCCGTTTGATAAATAAACAGGAGGTATAGATATATGAGTGAAGAATTAAAAGGAAGAGAGTTAGGCTGGGATGATGAGATTGAGAAAGGAGCTGATTACGTACTCCTTCCAGAAGGTGAATATGATTTCACGATCGAGAGTTTTGAACGTGGACGTTTTGAAGGAAGCGATAAAGTTCCGGCGTGTCCAAGGGCAGAATTAAAAGTAAAAGTGGAAGCTCCGGAAGGCATGTGTCTGATGAATGAAAGTCTTTTATTGTATGATCGTATGCAGTGGAAACTTGCAGAATTCTTCTTGTCTATTGGTGCAGAAGAAGTAAATGGTAAAGTAAAAATGAACTGGAATATTGTCCCAAGAGCAACAGGTCGTGTAATCATCGAACAGCGTGCGGATCGTAAAGACCCAAGTAAGAAATATAATCATGTGAAGAAATTCCTCCCAAAAGCAAAAAAAGAATATAAGGCAGGATCATTTTAAATGGAGCTCCGACCATATCAGCAGCAGGCGAAGGATGCTATTTTCTCTGAATGGAAGAACGGCATCAAGAAAACCCTGCTGGTGTTGCCAACGGGATGCGGAAAAACAATTGTCTTTGCAAAGGTTGCAGAAGAATGTGTTAAGGGAGGAAGCCGCGTCTTGATACTGGCGCATAGAGGTGAACTGCTGGAGCAGGCTGCAGATAAAATCGGTAAGTCCACAGGACTCGGCTGTGCAACCGAAAAGGCAGAACAGACATGTTTAGGAAGCTGGTTCCGGATTGTAGTAGGATCCGTACAGAGTATGATGCGGGAGAAAAGATTGAACCAGTTTCCAAATGATTATTTCAATACGATCATCATTGATGAAGCACATCATTGTATTTCAGATAGTTACCAGAAAGTATTGAGACATTTTCCGGATGCGGAAGTCCTTGGTGTAACTGCTACACCGGATCGAGGGGATATGCAGAATCTTGGTACAGTATTTGAAAGCCTGGCTTATGAGTATACTTTGCCAAAAGCAATCAAAGAAGGTTATCTGTCTCCCATAAAAGCAGTAACGATACCACTTAAGATTGATATGTCTGCAGTGGGAGTACAGGCCGGTGACTTCAAGAGCGGTGATATTGCAACAGCATTGGATCCATATCTGGAGAGTATTGCTGAAGAAATGGAAAAGTACTGCAGCAATAAGAAGACGGTTGTGTTTCTTCCACTTGTGAAGACCAGTCAGAAATTCCGGGATATATTAAACAATCATGGGTTTAAAGCTGCGGAAGTAAATGGGGACAGTAAAGACCGTGCGGAGATCTTGGAGGCATTCGACAAAGATCAGTACAATGTACTCTGCAATTCGATGCTGCTTACAGAAGGGTGGGATTGTCCTAGCGTGGATTGCATTGTGGTATTAAGACCGACAAAAGTCAGAAGTTTGTATTGTCAGATGGTAGGTCGTGGAACCAGATTGTCACCAGAGACCAATAAAGATCATCTTTTATTATTGGATTTTCTGTGGCACACAGAACGGCATGAGTTATGCCATCCGGCATCATTGATCTGCGAGAGTGCAGAAGTAGCACAGAAAATGACAGAGAACATGGAAAAGGATGCAGGATGCGTGATTGATATCGAAGAGGCGGAAAAGACAGCATCTGAGGATGTAGTAGCACAGAGAGAAGAGGCATTGGCTAAGCAGCTTTCTGAGATGAAGAGACGCAAGAAAAGGCTGGTAGATCCGCTGCAGTTTGAAATGAGTATTCAGGCAGAAGATCTTTCCGGATACGTGCCTGCATTTGGATGGGAGATGGCTCCACCGTCAGAAGGTCAGAAAAAGACACTTGAAAAGTTAGGGATTCTTCCGGATGCAATTGAAAATGCCGGGAAAGCATCCAAGATTCTAGATCGTTTAGATAAACGTAGAAGAGAGGGGTTAACCACCCCGAAACAGATACGTTTTTTGGAAAGCAGAGGATTTCAGCATGTGGGTACCTGGCAATTTGAAACAGCAAAAAATATGATTGACCGAATCGCTGGCAATGGCTGGAGGGTGCCAAGTGGTATCATTCCGGCAGAATATAGAGGATAAATATGGAACAGCATACAGACTTACAGGAAATAATTGAATATTTGAATCCAGCTGAGCTTGATTACCAGGATTGGGTGAATGTAGGAATGGCATTAAAACATGAAGGCTATTCTGTAGATGTATGGGATACATGGAGTAAAAATGACCGGCGGTATCACTCAGGAGAATGTGAGAAAAAGTGGAATACTTTCCATGGCTCTAATTCTCCGGTTACTGCCGGTACAATTGTTCAGTTGGCTATGGAGCATGGCTGGAAGCCTTCATATACAGCATATGAGCTTGGCTGGGATGATGAGATCAGTGCAGAAGGTCTTGTGGTAGATCGGTCATGGGTAGAAGGTAAAGAAATACATGAGCCTAGAAACTGGGACCCAGTAAATGAGATTACCCGGTATCTGGAAACACTGTTTGATCCAGGAGAAAATGTCGGATATGTAACGGGAAGCTGGGAGAAGACAGATGATAAAGGAACACGCTGGTTACCACAGAAAGGCTGTTGGGATCGTACTGCCGGGCAACTGATAGAAGCTTTAAACCATTGCAAAGGCGATATAGGCGCTGTTCTTGGTGACTACAATCAAGAGGCGGGAGCGTGGATCCGCTTTAATCCATTAGATGGAAATGGATGCAAGAATGAAAATGTGACAGAATTCCGTTATGCATTGGTCGAGTCTGATGCCATGGATCTGGAGCAACAGAATGCGATTATCCGGGAGCTGGAGCTTCCGGTTGCATGTCTGGTGTTTTCAGGAAAGAAAAGCTTGCACGCTATCGTTCGTGTGGAAGCTGCAGACTATAGTGAATATCGAAAACGTGTGGAATATTTATATGACATTTGTAAGAAAAATGGATTGATCATAGATACTCAGAATAAGAATCCATCACGTCTTTCAAGACTTCCGGGAGTTATACGTTCAGGAAGAAAGCAATATATCATTGATACGAATATTGGAAAAAGCAGCTGGCAGGAATGGTACGAATGGATAGAATCCATGAATGATGATCTGCCGGATACGGAATCACTGGAAAGCGTCTGGGATGATCTGCCGGCACTTGCACCGCCGCTCATTGAAAATGTGCTGAGACAGGGGCATAAGATGCTGATTGCCGGACCTTCCAAAGCGGGTAAATCATTTGCGCTGATAGAGCTGTGTATTGCCATTGCAGAGGGACGGAAATGGTTCGGCTGGAACTGTAGTCAGGGACGTGTATTATACGTGAATCTGGAGCTGGATAGAGCATCGTGCTTACATAGATTTAAAGATGTGTATGAGGCATTAGGCTGGTCTGCAAAGAATCTTTCTAATATAGATATTTGGAACCTGAGAGGTAAATCAATACCAATGGATAAGCTCGCACCGAAGCTGATCAGACGTGCTGCAAAGAAGAACTATATGGCGATCATCATAGATCCGATTTACAAGGTCATTACCGGTGATGAGAACAGTGCTGATCAGATGGCAAACTTCTGTAATCAGTTTGATAAAGTATGCAATGAGCTGGGATGTGCAGTTATTTATTGTCATCACCACAGCAAAGGAAGTCAGGGAGGCAAGAGGTCCATGGACCGTGCATCAGGATCCGGAGTATTCGCCAGAGATCCGGATGCCATGCTTGATTTAATTGAACTGGATGTTACAGACGATCTTCGCAAACAGGAACAGAATAAAACAGTATGTGCGACCTGTCAGACGTATTTAGATAGCCATTTTGGATGGGAAGATGATTTATCTCAGGATGATTTATGCAGCCAGGTGCAGATGATGAATTACTGCAGGGAACACTTATCGCCTATGCAGATGCGAGAACTGCAGAAGCAGATAGATACAAACTTGATCACAACGAACAGCACAAAGGCAACGATGAGGAAGTTGATGATGGAGTTGACGAACTCGCCGATCTTGATGCTGGAGCCGCCCAGTCCGATGACCACATCGGAAAAATCTGCCTTGAAGAACAGGCCGATCAGCGGGTTGATGATGTCCTCCACCAACGCGGTGACGATGGCGGTGAAGGCACCGCCGATGACAACGCCCACTGCCATGTCCAGCACGTTGCCGCGCATGGCAAATGCCTTGAACTCTTCAAGGAACTTTTTGATGCCGCTTTTTTTCTCCTCCATAGATAAACCGCTCCTTCTTGTTCCCTTTTTTTACCGCAAGGGGTTCTTTTATTTTTATAATAGCGTATTGTGCGGCGATTTGCAAGAGTAA